CTCCGCGACACCACGGGCGTCAACCTGGAACTGCTAGGCCAAGCCGACCGCGAGCAGGCCGCCAGCCTTGAGCAGCAACGCCGCCAAGCCGCCATGACCATATTGGCTACGCTCTTTGACAGCCTGCGCCGCTTTCGCAAAGACCAAGGCCGCGCGCTGCTGCACTACATCAACCTGCTCCCAGCCGGTACTCTCATCAGAGTTACCGAAAAGGGCTACCACAAGTATATCCCGCTGGTCAAGAACACCGAGGACGTCACTTACGACGTTATAGTGGACGAAGCCCCATCCTCACCGAACCAGAAGCAAGCCATCTGGCTGATGGTAACGCAGCTACTCCAGTCCGGTATTCAGCTCAGCCCACCCACCATTATCACGTTGCTCAAGTACAGCCCGCTGCCCGAGAGCGTGGTGCTGGAAATCAGCGAGTCCATGGGCATGAACGGCAAGATGACGCCGGAGCAGATGGAACAGAAGCTGGCGCAGGCCGAGCAGGCGCTTCAGGTAATGGAGCAGGAGCTCAAGGACGCGATGGCGCGGGCCAAGACGGAAGAAGACGACAACGCCATCGAGATGATGAAGCTGACCGTGGACGAGTACAAGGCCGAGACCGCTCGCTTGCAGGCGCAGTGGACGGCGCAGATCAACACGCAGCAGGCGCTTGCCGACGCCATGGCAACGCCCGGTCCCAGAGAGTCTGCGGGCGGCGACGGTGCCGGACCCACTGCCGCGCCCGCAGGCCCCGGCGACGGCGCGTTGAAAGCGCAGGTTGACAAACTGACGCAGATCGTTGAGCAGCTGATGGCCGCCGCGCAGCAGGCGCAGATAGCGGAGTCGGGCCAGCCGCCCGCGCCGCCCCAGCCCATGATGGAACCAGAAGCCCCGCCGCCCGGTGTGATGTAGAGGAGAACACCCATGCCCCCCGTACCCAATGACCTGACCCCAGAAGACGAAGCCTTGTTTGCAGCCCACGGCATCCCATCAGCGGGACCGGGCGGCGAACCCATATCTGAAGGAGCGGAAGAAGCCCCCCCGCAGACTCCCGAGCCGGTTGTGCCAAGCCCTCCCCCCGAGGGACCGGCACGGGATGAGCAGGGGCGATTCGTGTCTCCGCAGGCTCAGCCCGGTGAAGAAGCACCGGCTGAGACTCCTCCGGGCGGCGAGCAGCACGCACCAGCTCCCCCGCCCGGCTTTGTACCCCACGCGGCGCTCCATCAAGAGAGGTTGGAGAAGCAGCGACTCGCAGCGCAGATGGCGCAGCTCCAAGCCCGCACCAATGCGCTACTCGCGCAGAGCCAGCCGCAGCAAATGGAGCTGCCGGACCTTGACACCGATCCGGTGGCTTATGTCCGCACCATTGGCGAGAACTTGCAACGGCTCCACCAGCAGAACGCTGAGACAACGCAGGTCAGCCGCATTGACGAGGCGTTTGAACAGGACGAGCAGCTTTTCACGAGCTACACGCCCGATTACCTCCAAGCCGCCGAACACTTCGCCGTGAGCCGCGCCACGGAACTGAGCCAGTTCTACCCGCGTGATCAGGTTCAGCAGATGATGCGCGACGAGGTGCGGGAGATCAGCCGCATGGCGTGGGGGCGCGGCACCCCGGCAGCGCAGATGATCTATCAGATGGCGCAGGCGCGCGGCTACCGCCCCGGCAACGGCGCGGCCCCGGCCCAACAGCCCCAGCAGGCGGCTCCCCCGCCCGCTAACGCCGCCGCCACGGTTGCCGCCGCCCGCACCAACCAGCTGAACGGGGGACGCAGCCTGAGCCAAGCCGCAGGCGCGGGCGCAGCCACTGCCCTGAACGCCGAGGCTCTGCTCGGTATGAGCGACGAAGAATTCGCAGATTACCTGAAGCTCGGCGAAAAGGGCGCGAACGCGCGCTTTGCCGCCATAGGCTAAGGGGGTTTACATCGACGTGGCGCGGGCCTATAGTTCCCGCGCCACCTCGGCTCCGCTTGCCTATAGCGACATATAGGCTTCGTCTGCTCCTAACGATAGGGAGCTTCGCATGACCGCGGCGTCACCGGTCAATAGAAGCACCCCCTCATAGGAGTAGGCCACATGGCACTTACTGAATTCGCTGCCAACCATCCGCTTGCGGTAAGGTTGTGGGCAAAGCGGCTCTTCGTGGAGTCGCTGCGCGAAACGTTCATCGACCGCTTCATTGGGTCGTCCGAAAAGAACTCCATCATCTACATGAAGGATGAGCTCACCAAGTCCGCTGGTGACCGCATCACGATGGGCTTGCGGCTCCAGCTGTCCGGCGCTGGTACGCTGGGTGACAGCACCCTCGAGGGCAACGAAGAAGCCCTGACCACCTACAACGACACGATCATCATCGATCAGCTTCGCCACGCTGTCCGCAGCAAGGGCAAGATGAGCGAACAGCGCGTGCCGTTCAGCGTCCGCCAGGAGTCCATGGACGGCCTGAAGGACTGGTGGGCAGACCGCATCGACACTTGGTTCTTCAATCAGGTGTGCGGCTTCACTGCTCAGACCGATGTGCGCTACACCGGCCTCCAGCCCGTGCTGGCCCCGGACGTCAACCACATCTTCCGCCCCAACAGCAAGACCACGGACGAATCGCTGACCACCGGCGACGAGTTCACCTTGCAGTCCATCGACAAGATGGTGGCGCGCATCAAGTCGTGGCAGTCCACGGTCAACGGCGCGATCCCCATCCGGCCCGTGCGGTACAAAGGCGGCGATTACTACGTCCTCTTCGTACACCCGTACCAGACGTATCAGCTCCGTACCAATACCAACCCCGGTACATGGGCTGACTTGCAGAAGGCGCGGTTGCTCGGCTCTGGTTCGGACGATAACCCGATCTTCACCGGCGGTTCGTTCCTCGGCATCTACAACGGCGTTGTCATCCACGAGTCCAGCCGCGTCACCATGGGCGTGAACTCGACCACGGGCACTGCCGTCGCCAACGTCCGTCGTGCGGTCATGTGCGGCGCGCAGGCGGCGCTGATGGCCACGGGTCGCGACGACACCGGTCCCGAGAAGATGACTTGGGTCGAAGAACTCTTCGACTACAACAATCAGCTCGGCGTCGCAGCGGGCATGATCGCCGGCCTCAAGAAGTCGCAGTTCAACGTCGTCGACTTCGCGACCATCGTCTTCGCCACTTACAGCCCTGCGCCGTAAGCCAGACAAGAAAGGAGAAAGTGTCATGGTAGGTGCAGCACGTCAGCTTCACACCCAGCAGATCCACTACCTTCGCAAGAGGGTCAACTACAACGACAAGGGCATCTCCGGCGGTGTCTACATGGGCACCGTCCCGGCCGGAGCTATGGTCGTCCTCAACAACGTCCGTGTCACCACGGCGTTCAACGGCACTAGCCCCGGCCTCAACGTCGGTATCACGCCGACCGGCAACGATATCCTCACGGATACCGGAGCGGTGGGCGTCAGGAACCCGGGACCGAACAACATCGTCTTCCCGGTGGATACGGACTTGTTCGTGTCCTCCATCGCGACGGGCGCGCCGACCACGGGACAGGCTGACATCGTTGTGGCATACGTGCCGAACAACGATCTGTAGAGGAGGTTAAGTTGACCGAGAAAAACACCAAGCGCCACAAAAAGAACGAGGGCCGTGCCAGCCGTGGCGCGGCGGCTTACCGGATCATCGATATCGAGGATCTCCCTGACGAAGTGCGGGATGACATCCGCGCTGATGCAGAGGGCGGCGGTGGGCTTTATGGCCTGCGCGTCGTGGAGGTAGCCATCAACGGCCCTGCGCAGTTCCCCATCTTCGGCATTTACGAAGATGACGAGGACCTGTGGGAAGACGCGCAGTCCGAACTCGGCTTTACCGGCCCCAGCTCTGACTCCGATAAAGTCACCGACGCTACGGCGCGTCGGGCGGAGGAAGAGGCCGAAAGGCAAAAGCGTGCCGAGCAGGACGAGCTCGACAAGATCGGCAAGGGCGTTCAGGGCGGACCCAAGGGTCAGGCCGAAAGCGACCGCACCGACAAGCCGACCAAGTAACCGGCGAAAAGGACTCGACGGCAATGACTGATTTCATCACCATGGTAAATCGCATTGCCGTCGAGATTCGCCGCTCGAACATGATACCAGAGATTAAGAACGCTATCAACGACGCGATAGCTGAAGAAGCCAAGTATCGGCTCTATCTCAACGAGATGCGCGGCATCACCTTTGATACGGTGCCGGGGCAGGAATACTACCCTGATATGGGTCTCGTTGAGATAGATTCGTTTTACTACTATTATCCCAACAGCACCACGCGCTTCAGCCTTTACCCGCACAGCCAGTTCGCCGCCAACATAGACGGCAACCTGACCATAGGCGGCCAAATCACCGACTATGCCCGGTACGGCGAGGAGCTCCGGCTCTACCCGGTGCCAAACACGGTGCGCGCGGTTTACCTTGATGGCTTCGGCAAGCTGACGCCTTGGCCGCTGGTAAACGACACCGACACCAACGCATGGATGACAACGGGCGAGCGGCTTATCCGCGCCAGCGCCAAGGCCATCCTGTTGAAGGACGTTATCCGCGACTACGGCGAGGCCACGGCGCTGGAGAGCATCGCGGCGGACTTCCGGCGCAGCCTTGAGCATGAGACTACCATGCGCTCGTCCAGCGGCGGTGTGGTAAGCACGCAATGGTGAACGTGAGCAACTTCCTCAAGCTAGGCGCAAGCCCAGCTAAGGTGGAAAACTCCATCATAGCTTTCGGCGACTGGCTGCCCGACATGCCGGACCGCGACAACCCCGGCGCGGTGGAAGCTCTCAACGTCATACCGAGCGCGGGCGGCTACGCGCCGTTCCCCAAGCACTTGCCCAACGTCGCTATGGAAAAGCGCGTGATAGGCGCGGCTATAGCTATCGACAACGAAAGCGTGGAGCAGCTCTACGCCGGTAGCGTGGACGGCGTCTACCTCCGCACTGGCCTAGCCACGTCATCTTACCTTTTCGAAGTCAGGCAGGATACCAGCGCGCTCGTCGTAGACCCGCTGTTCTACTGGCACTTCGTCACGTTCGGCACCAACATCGTAACGATTCG